CAACAACATCTTCAACAGTGTCAACAAATCCGGTACCAATCATCGGACCTTTTTGAATCCTGTTGTATTCAGCTAAATCAGCTTCATAAGCATCAATACCTTCCTGTGAATTAGGATAATTTAAAATGTTTGGTTCCATTTAAGCAATATGCTCCATAAGTATCTTTTCACGGAGCCTATTAACTCCAAATTTGTCCCTCATCCAATCCAAGACGGGGGCACTTCCTTTCTCCTGATTACAACGGGTGCAGGCACATACGACATTCGTTGCGACATCCTGCCCACCACGAGCCCTAGGATGAACATGATCGATAGATAACTGACTAAGGTCATAAGTTTTTCCGCAATAAATACATGTATGGTCAAAGTGTTCCTTAATAGAGCGCCTCCACAGGCGCTTGGCTTCTGGAGAGGTCATAGCTATTAAGTTAAAAAGATAATCGTCAGGAGTTGGAAGTAATGGGGTCATGCTCGGCCTTTACGTGCTCGGTTTTTAGATGCTTTTTCAAGGAATGTTTTACCATTCTTTTTGTGTGAGACATCTTTACCGTCACCATTGCCGTAGGTTCCCCGTTTTCTATTTTCTTTGTTTAGTGCAGTTCGTTTTTTGATCTGCATTTTGGATGCGTCGTACTTTTTTTGGTACGACTTGTAGTTACCGTTAGCGTACTTAGCGCCGCTGTATTTAGACGTTCGAGCCATGCAACCTCCGTTGTACAAGCTCAGGGTCTACCTGGGGCATCACCGCCGCTAGTTTAGACAGTGGGTTACCATCCATAGCAACACCACTAATGTCATTTGTCTTGAGCCAGTCACAAGCTGCTTTCAGGTCTTGAGTAGAAGCCTCGCCCGATTTAATACGGGCAAGGAACTCCTTAGTGACAAGATTATGCAGCTCATTAAACTGGTCTTCAGTCGCTTTTTTCTTTGTCATTTACTACCACAATAGGTATTACGTCATGGCACAGAACTTCTACACGAGAACCAGGTCTAAACATAAACCCAGCTTTCATAATTTCGGTGCATTTAAGTGCCCTCACAAGTTCATAGTCAAGACGTAATTTTTGTTCGTGTTTTTTGGCTATGCTTTTACATAGCTCAATCATTGAATTATCCAAAGGTACACTAAAATTAAGCTGTGCACCAAAGTTGTTATTCCTAACGTAACCAGAATCTTTATAAGGAATGGTGTCATTGCCCATGTAAAACGGGCTAAATTGCATTGTAGCGCCGTTACAACTGACGTTGTTAGCGAAGTATTGCCGAGATGGTGCTCCATTGTTTTGGAATTGTACGGCTTGATTTGTTACATTACCCGTAGCTGCTGCCACGGGATTTGAGCTATTTTGCACTGTAGGATCTTCTGCAGCAAACGCTGGGCTTACTGAGAGAATACAGACAGCGAGGTAGTGACTGAGGTTGATTCGATAGCCTCGTCGATGCTGATAGATTCCACGACTCCCGCATCCCGAACGACAGTTTCCAGTTGGAACTGATCCCCGGCTGTATGCACTGAATAAGTTGTAGAATCGTTCAAAATGTCCCCGCTGGGGACTACGTTTGTTCCGCTCCATGATTTATAATCGCCACCCATGATTTCTGTTTCGATAGTACGTTCGATATCAATGGTGGTAGTAGTGGTTGATTGCATGGACCCCTGTGTAAAGTTAGGGGTTACTTGCTGCGCTGCAGCAGGAGAAGCGAGAAATAAAAGGATTAGAAACTTTTTCATGGTTCTTTTTTCTTGGGATCGTCAGGTTTGCTATTTCTGTTATTAGAAGTGTTCAGGCCAAAAGTAGCCAACGCTCCAGTAAAGACACTGGCTACAAAAGTTATGTCGCCACCACTCTGACCTTTTTTAATCATAGGGATGTCAACATAATTAAGAGTGATAATAAAACCACTCCAAACAACAACACCTAGGCGTACAAAAGTACCAAGAATTTCAATATCCTTCTCAGCGTGTTCTTTCACTTTTTTTAAGAAGGGTTTGTGTTGTTTTTCTTCTTTGTTAGTTTGCTCCATGCTTGTTTAAGTACAGGCTTCATTAGTGTTACTAGCCATTTAAAAACTGAAGTAGCAGTAAGAGTGGCAGCAACAGAAATAACTGCTGTAGTAGCTGCAGCGGTCATGATTTCAGTAGACGGCATAGGGACTTCTACATCCGTAAACGGCACGTCAATCATTTGCACCTCTTTCGCTTGAGGTGTCTTGTCCGGTGACTTATCCTCGTCCTCTCCCCTTACTCCCGGTGGAGGGCGCAGGTCGCTAGGAGGGACTACAAGGGGCTTGTAAGAAGGTATCTTTGCCCTTGGTACTTCTAGGACCGGCGCAGGCATTGTAGGCGCTTCTGGAAGCGTTAGAGAGGGGAATACTGGTGGATCAGCCCACTCCATTTAATCTGCAAATTCAGCAGGGTATGGCTTGGTTCCGTACCAAATAGGCGAACCGCCTTCATCAATAACTTTTTGGTTATATTCAACGATGTTATTATGAGGAACCATTTTAGCTACTTGGGTTCCTTCTTTATCTAGATAGACAAATTTAAGATCTGGAATAATCATAATTAAACAGGAATCATCCGGGTGTAAGTACCAGATGTAGTATTGGAAATAATTCTCTGCCCTTGTTGCAGATAAATATATTCATCAGGACAATATGTGCCGTTCATTTGAACCGCAGCATTGTATTGGGTAGCAGCAGTTACAGTCTCTCCTACCTCCAAAATATGAAGATACATTTGATAGGTAGAATTGCAAATCTTATACATTCCACTCTCAGTAATTTCAGTAGCTGAAGTCGGAAGGTAATTGGTTGCACCACATTTCATCCAACGTGGATCGGGTTGATCAAGTTTAGGCATAATTGTTATTTGTTAGGGAAGAGTCCGTTGCGTACAAATTCAACTGCTTTGTCATCAATTTCGTTGTCAGTTTGTTTAGCCAACACAGTAAGCAGGTCAATAATAAGACCCTTTACTTTTTCAGAATTAATAAATGAGAAAAGAATTGGACGGATAAGGGTGATCATGGTTCTTTAGGCCACGCAGTGGCAATGTTAGGGTTAGCGATCATGACGGTGTTACCATCATCATCTTTTGATTCGATCTGTGTACTGCCGTACAGCAACTCTTTGAGAGCAGGTACATCAGCACATTTGTCAATTTCAGCTTGACGAGTATTGCAGGCTGTTCGTACAGCTTTACGGTAGTTAAACCAGTCGATATTAACTTGACTGCCAGTTTCACGTGCTTTAATCACACGCCAATCAGACGAAGCAAGTAGTGAACCTGCAGTCTCGTTTTGTTTTTGTTTCCACAGAGTTTTTAGGTCGTCAAGATTTTTAGGATTATCTACACCCCAGTAGAAGCGTTGATCCCAAACCCCAACAACGGGGTCTGCAACTTCTACAATACCGATGGCTTGCTTTTCTTCAAGTGTCGTTAAACGAAGCCAGTTAGCTGGGTATGAGATTCCATTGTGTGTAAATGCCCTGTCGTATTGCAGGGTCTTACCTTCAAGTTGTAACATAGTTATTTGTAAGTTTAACGAGCAAGCCCACCATTGGCTTGGAACGGGTTTTCAGCGAATGCAGCGTAGATATGAGTATTGTTGTCGTAGTTAGACCCTTCTGCGCTGCCATCATCGTCTCTAAGCTTGAAACCATTAGAAAGAAAATCCACTTTAAAATCGTTTGAGGCTTGGTTCTCGTAGTAAGAGCGGTTGGGGAACAAACGATCAGTAACAACGTTGGATGTGCTTCTACTGCTATCTGCAATAAGCCAATCAGTTGAATAGTCAATACCCTTGAACAAGATAAATTTCGGTCTGAACCCGGTGTAAACAAACGTGCCATCCGTTGACCCGTTGCCTTCATACGAACCAAACGCGCTATAGCCTGCGACAGGTGCAAAGCAGTAGGCGATTAGGTCATCTCCAGTAGCATTTATCCAAGTATCAGCTACAGTAATTGTGCTAGAGTTTGGCGTACCAAAGGCACTACTTGTTTGCGCTGCATCAGTAGTAAGTAAGTACAAAAGTTTGCCAGGCTGTGTTCCGTGAAAAACTTCCCAACCAGTTGTTGAATCTCTAGACTTAATGATAATAAATTCTGGTGTTGCGTTTAAACCATGCCCAACAGTTGCAGCCGTATTTCCGCCATTTCC